TTGGTGTTCCTCTTAAATACAAACTTCCCCCAACATGAAGATTATCCGGTAAGGATTGAATTGGTGTTCCTTGTAAATACAAACTTCCCCCAACATGAAGATTATCCGGTAATGATTGAATTTGTGTATCTCTTAAATCCAAATCCCCATTAATAATAACCTTATCATATTGTTTATTAAAAACTCTTGTTAATTTCTCAGAATCATTTCTAAATACATTTTCAAGAATCGTTTTAAAATATTCTGGATTCTTATTGAAGATTCTTCTGTTATTTTCTTCCTCTTGCTCAAGAAGAACCTTTCTAACAATCCTATATAAATCTGATTCTGTTAATTTAATCTTTTTCATAACCATAAATATTATACCATTTCTAAAAATTGTTATTCTACTATATTTATTGTTAACGAATCACTATTTTAAATGGCGGAAGGAAAAACATACGGTATAATATTTCCCTTTAGAGAATCCTCAGAGGGGAAATATTTGGAGTTATCCAACTACACAAATGATGAATTGCGTTCAAATTTGATTCATTTATTACTTACAAAAAAAGGAACCAGATATTATCTTCCCGACTTTGGTACCAGACTTTATGAATATATCTTTGAACCATTGGATGGTCCCACTTTTGGTAGTATTGAATCTGATATTAGAGAAGCGGTTGAAAAATTTATACCTCAACTACAAATAAAAAATATTACCGTAACAGCAGCAAGTAGCGAAGAAGATTCATCCTTTGTTACAACTGCGGGTAATGTGATTAATAGAACTGTTGGAGAACCGGCAAAACAAACATATGAATATACAGCAAAAGTAAGAATCGATTATGTTGATACAAGTAGTGCTTTTGGTTCCACAGATTTTATTATTCTTAATATTTAATTATTAAAATGGCAGAAAGAAGAATAAATTATACCGATAGAGATTTTGTTGCAATAAGACAAGATTTAATTAATTATGTTAATACGTATTATCCCGACTTAATTAGCAATTTTAATGATGCTTCGGTATTTTCTGTTTTAATGGATTTAAATGCTGCTGTCACAGATAACTTACATTTTCATATTGATAGAAGCATACAAGAAACGGTATTACAGTATGCGCAACAAAAATCATCAGTTTTTAATATCGCAAGAACTTACGGATTAAAAATACCGGGTCAAAGACCTTCTGTTGCGCTCGTTGATTTTTCAATTACGGTTCCAGTTTTTGGTGATAAAGAAGATGAAAGATATTTGGGAATATTAAGAAGGGGAAGTCAGGTATCGGGTGCGGGACAAATTTTTGAAACCGTTCACGATATTGATTTTGCGTCACCTTTTAATAATGAAGGGTTCCCAAACAGATTAAAAATTCCAAATTTTGATGCAAACAATATTCTTATAAATTATACCATAGTTAAAAGAGATGTTGTTGTTAATGGTATCACAAAGGTGTTCAAAAAAGTTATAACAAATGCTGATGTTAGACCATTTCTTGACTTATTTTTACCAGAAAAGAATGTTTTGGGTGTTACATCGGTTATTCAAAAAGATGGTGTATCATATGCTAATGTTCCTTCAGTACAAGAATTTCTTGGTACTTCAGGAAGATGGTATGAAGTTGATGCTCTTGTTGAAGATAGAATTTTTATCGAAGACCCAACAAAACCATCAGACCAACCCGGAATTAAGGTTGGAAAATACATAACAACAAATCAACGATTTATAACAGAATTTACCCCTCAAGGATTTTTGAAAATGACATTTGGTGGTGGTAATGTAAGTGCTGAAGAGCAACTTAGGGAGTTTACCAGATTAGGAACTCCGCTTAATATACAAAAATATCAAAATAATATGGCGTTAGGTTCCGCACTAAAACCTAACACAACATTATTTGTTCAATATCGAGTTGGTGGCGGTTTATCAACGAATTTAGGTGTTAACGTAATCACACAAGTTAATACAGCAAATTTTGCGGTTAACGGTCCATCACAAAGTGTTAATACCTCAGTTATAAATTCATTAAGATGTTCAAACGTTACCGCAGCTATTGGTGGAGCAAATGCACCAACATTAGAAGAGGTTAGGAATTATGTTTCATTTAATTTTTCCGCACAAAATAGAGCGGTAACAATAAGCGATTATGAAGCATTAATTAGAAAAATGCCGGGACAATTTGGCGCACCAGCAAAAGTTGCAATTGTTGAGGAAGATAATAAAATTAAGGTTAAAATATTATCATTTGATTCTTCGGGTAAATTAACACAAATAGTTTCAAATACATTAAAAAATAATTTAGCTAATTATTTATCGAACTATAGAATGATAAATGATTATGTTTCAATTGAAACCGCTGAAGTTATTGATTTAACTGTTGATGTTTCAGTTGTTTTAGATGCAACACAAAATCAAGGTGCGGTTGTTTCTGATATTATTAATACAATAACAACTTATTTTAATCCTTTAACAAGACAACTTGGTGAAAATGCTTATATATCCGAAATAAGAAGATTGATTCAATCATTAAATGGCGTTATTACAATAACATCATTGGATTTCTTTAATAAGGTAGGCGGACAATATTCATCAGCAGAAACATCTCAACCCTATTTGGATAACAACACCAAACAAATTCAACCGATTGATGATACACTTTTTGCAGAACCAAAACAAATTTATCAAATTAGATATCCTCAAAAAGATATTACGGTAAGGGTTAAGAATTTTAAAGGTGTTAGCTTTTCATAATTTATATGTTGAATTAAAAATAAAATAAAATTTTTTAAAAAAAATCAATCTTTTTTTTTTGGATATATTTATCAAATAGGTAATTTTGCAAATATCAGTCATATTACTTATTTTTGATAAATAAACAATTAATACAATTAAAATATGAATTTTAAAATTTCTAAAACCGAAAAACAAGCTATTTTGGAAATGTACCAAAATAAAAAAAATATTAATGAACTTATTGGTATTAAACCGGGTCCGGAATCCTCTACTGAGGATTCGTTCCAAGAATATTTAGAGATTGGTTCCACAGTTGCAAACCAGATTAATGGATTTTTTCCATTATGGGATGTTACTAAAAACAATCAGTTTATTGGTAGAATACAAATGACATTTGGTATATTTACATTTGTAAATAAAGATTTTGAACCCCGTAATTCTAAAAACGATAAAAGAATTAAAATGGCATCCTTAGAAAAATTAGTAAAATATATTGATGAAAATTATAACTAAAAATGAAAATTATAATAACAGAAAGTCAACTTAAATATTTATATAATTTAACTGAAAGTGGTGGCATTACGTCAAAATCTAGAGTATGGACACCTATTGTTATGAAATTTTTAGATACTGAGGAAGATAAGATTATAATTTTGGGTAAAGATTACCCAGAACAATATAAAGATTTTCCAATTGATAAAATGGTTGTTACTTTAAATGGAATACCACATTATGATGAACAAAAATCAGGTTATGATAAAAAAACAGGTTTATATACCGTTTATATAACAATTAATAGTAGCGTTTCTTTTATCCAACATGAATTTAAACACGCATATCAAGACTTAATGCGTTATTTAAATAAATCAAAACCATTTAAAGAAAGTAATTTTATTAAAGATTTATATACACCAGATTTTGAAAAATTTGTAATAAATGTTTTTGGTGGTTCAGATAATACACTAGAATTAATTTTATATTATTATTACATTACTTCAAAAGTTGAACAAGACGCTTATTTAGAAAATATGTATGATGACAGTGAAACACTAAATTCATTTATTAAAGATTTAAATGAAATAAATAACTTTGATTTTAATAAAAATTTATCAGAAAAAAAATGGAACGAAATAAAGAGTTCTAATATTCCATTTATTAAAAAATTTAAATCAAAGGAAGATTTTGCATCTTATAGCGAAAAACGAATCAAAGGTGAAATAAACAACTTTAAAAAGAAAATTTATAAAATGAAGGTGGTTCATAATTTAAAATGAGTTATTTTCCAAATCCAGTTGTAATCATTTGTGATTATTTTTTACAGTTAAATGATATTTTTTTAACCAAACACCTTGTACTTTTATCACCTTTCCAAATTTCATTATCCATTTTCTTTTTTTGTATGATAATATGTATTACTAAATTTAATTGGGTTACAATGTCAATAATCACCATAAAATTCAATTAATTTATATTTAATTTAATATAAATTGTTGTATGTTTTCTAAAAAAACATCATCAACTATTTATCGTTAAAGAAGAAATGGGAAAATCGTATAGGATAAGGACTGAGCTTGGAATTAACAAACAAATACAGGTTAATTTAGAACAGGATTATGATTTTCTTGAAATTCTTTCTTTAAAATTTAGACCCGAAGAAATATATCCAAGATCTTGCGCTGATTTTGGAGTAATCACTGGTAGGGTAATAGCAAATGGTGGTTACGGTATTCCAAATGCTAAAATTAGCGTATTTGTACCAATATCCGATGAAGACGCTTTAAATCCTGTAATATCAACTTTATATCCTTATAGAAAAGTTTCTGATGTTAACGAAGACGGATATCGTTATAATCTTTTACCATATATAAAACAACATGCTGGTCATACACCAACAGGAACATTTCCATCCATAAATGATGTTTTGGTTGATAATACAGTTATTGAAATATATGACAAATATTATAAATTCACGGTTAAAACAAACGAAAGTGGTGATTATATGATATTTGGAGTACCACTTGGTAATCAAACGGTTTTTATGGATTTAGATTTATCGGATATGGGACCATTTTCATTATCGCCACAAGATTTGATAAGAATGGGTCGTGCAACACAAACACAAATTGATGGTACTCTTTTTAAAGCATCAGAAAATCTTGATTCATTACCACAAATTGTAAGTGAAGTAATTGAAATATCAGTTGAACCATTTTGGGGACAAGAAGATTTATGTCAAACCAAAATTCATCGTTTGGATTTCGATTTAAGAAAATTGGGTATTGAGATTGAACCGACATCTGTTTTTATCGGTTCCATGATTTCAGATGCTGATAAATATAAGATAAAAAGAAGATGTAAACCAGCATCTGAAGGTGGTGATTTATGTAATTTGGTTGCTGGTCCGGGAGAAATATTGGCAATAAGACAAACAATTTTTTTAGATGATAATAATCGACCAGTTTTAGAAGAGTTCAGATTAGAAAACGGTGGTAGAGTAATCGATGAAGACGGTACTTGGGTTGTTGATTTACCAATGAATTTGGACTTTGTAACAACAAATGAATTTGGTGAAACGATATTAAGTGCTAATCCATCAATCGGTATTCCAACCTCAGCAAAATATCGATTTAAAGTTAAATGGCAACAATCTTCTGATTTATCTGAGGGAACAAAAAGAGGTTATTACTTGGTTCCAAATATACGAGAATATGGTTGGACATCATCAGATGATGACCCAGTACCAACAGCACAAGATACAAATCAACCACCATCAACAATTCCTTTTGATGTTTTAGCATCATATGCTTTTAGTTTAGATTGGAATGACTATGGTAATACTGGGACGACAATTGGAAATCAAATGATTTTTGATGCAATTAATTGTGTTGATAAGTTTTATGTGTTTAAATACAAAAAATTATATACAGTATCACAATTAATTGACCAATACCATAATGGTACTGGTAAACAAAGATTTATTGGAATAAAAGAAATTACTGATACGAGATGTGAAAGCGAAAATAATAAGTTTCCAACCACAGATGGTGTAAGAAATACTAATTTATTTTATACGATATCATCAATATTTTTATTGATTATTTATTTTTTAATTTTTGGTTTATTAATACCGATTCATTTAATAGCATTCATTTCACGATTATTTTGTAGAATTTATAATTCAATAATCATACCAGCATGTAGATTATTAAGAAGTTTAGGTTTAAGAAGAAAACCATGTCCAGAACCAATCGAGTGTAAAGATATTTTAACCCTTAGATTACCGATGTTAACATATCCAGATTGTTCATTATGTGAAGATTGTAAATCGGATGTAACAGATAGTAATTCAGCGGTAAATGATGAAGTCCCCGGAATTGAAGATGTGGGCAATACGGGGCTGTTGTTGGCACCAATAGATGTTACATCGGTTAATTTAAACACACCATGCCTCACCCAAGGCGATGTTGTTGATCAAAATGTTGCATTGGTTTTACAAGCCGGTAGATATTTTGGGCAACCAACTAATTCAATAACTGGAAATGCACAAGATTCTTTTAATAGTCCTTGGAGACATACATCTATGTACATAAATCGAATTGACACCGTAATTGGCTTAGGTTCTTATCTTGGGGAAGATAGGTATTTTGCATGTGAGTTACCATTTGCTGAAAAAATTAATTTATTTAATACTAAAGCAAAATATTTTGATGGTGATTTTGGCGGTTCATTTGTTAACGGTGGTATTGGTGGTGCAAACCAAATTAAAGTTTATGTTGAACCTAATTTAAATAATAGTGCAACAACTTACCACTTAGATAATACATATATTTTAATTGTTGATCCAGAAACTTTAGAAAATTATACGCAGGGTAGATTAGTTTCTTTTCAAGACTTTTTACTATCAAACGATTTTAATGTAACAGGAAATTCAGGTAATTCGATTATTGGTTCTGGAAATACTGGATTAACACAAATTAATGTAACTTATGCTAATCCGCAAGACACACCTCTCGTTTTAAATCCAACACCTTTATCAACAACATATAATGTTAATTTTACCGAAGGAAGTCCAGAATATAAATACCCAACAGATATTGAGTATTTCCAAGTAATAACCGGAATGACATATACCGAATTTATGTCAAAAGTTAATCCAAGTGGAGTTAATGATTTAG